TTTACAGTAGCTATATCATTACCAACAACGTTATCTGGTACATAATCACCGCCTTTTGTGATTATATCTGGTCTTATATATTTAATTAATTCATATGGAGTTGGTTCATAAAAGATATAAACTTTATCGACAAAATCTAAACATTCTAATGCAAATTTACGATCTTGTTCATTATTAATAGGTCGTGTTGGGCCTTTTAATTTGCTTACACTTTCGTCAGAATTAATTCCTACGATAAGTCTATCTCCCCAAAAGGCAGATTCTTTTAAATATTCTAAGTGGCCTCGATGTAGAATATCGAAGCATCCATTTGTAAATACTGTTTTCATTATTCTATTATACCATAACCAAGAAACACTGTAAACGTTTATTATATAAATAGATACAAATTCTTTTAACAGAGGACATAAGATGGCAGCTCCAACAACAAGGCAAGAACATATTGAATATTGCCTTCGTCGACTAGGTGATCCTGTAATTGAAATAAATGTTGATGAAGACCAACTTGAAGAGAGAGTTGATGACGCTCTTCAATATTATCAAGAATATCACAGTGATTCTACCGTTAAAACTTATTTAAAGCATTTAGTTACGTCAGACGATGTTACTAATGAATATATCCCTATTTCCTCTGATATTATATATGTATCTAGGTTATTACCTATTAATAACGCGTTTGGAGCATCGCGTAACTTTTTTGATATTAAATATCAGATGATGTTAAACGATATTGCGGATCTTATGAATTTTGCAGGAGACCTAGCATATTACGAACAAATGCAACAATATTTGTCTTTGCTAGATATGAAATTAAATGGTACTCCTCAAGTAAATTTCTCTCGTAGACAAAACAGACTTTATATTCATGGCGATTTTGCTGATAGCGATATAAAAGCCGGAGATTATATTATTGCAGAGATTTATCAAATCGTAGATCCTGATAGCTTTACTTCAGTTTGGGATGATATGTGGTTAAAAGAATATACTACTGCTCTTATAAAACAGCAATGGGGAGCTAATCTCATAAAATTTGAGGGAATGGTTTTGCCTGGTGGTGTACAATTAAATGGCCGTCAATTGTTTGATGATGGTACACAAGATATAGAAAGGCTCAGAGAAAAAATTAGAATGGACCATGAACTTCCACCAAATTTCTTTGTAGGTTAATATGCGTAATCTTTATTTCTCAGACGCTGTACGTTCTGAACAACATTTATATGAAAATATAATTATAGAATCTTTAAAGATGTATGGACAAGACGTCTATTATCTTCCAAGAACTATAGTTAACGAGAATAGGGTATTTGGAGAAGATGTTCCATCTAAATTTAATAACTCATATAAAATTGAAATGTACATTGAAAACGTTGAAGGCTTTGATGGTGAAGGAGATTTGTTTACTCGGTTCGGCGTTGAGATCAGAGATGAAGCAACATTCGTCGTCGCCAGAAAACGTTGGAATACGACGGTTGGTAGAAATAATAACGAAATAACCGGTGAAAGACCAAGAGAAGGCGATTTAATTTATCTTCCTCTTTCTAATTCTATGTTTGAAGTTATGCATGTAGAGCACGAACAGCCATTTTATCAACTTGCTAATCTTCCTACATTTAAAATGCGCTGTCAACTATTCGAATATAGCGATGAAGATTTTGATACAGATGTTACTGCGATAGATGGTATTGAACAAAATGCTGCGTATGAATTTGATATGGTTTTATCTGGCATAACTGGTGATTTTGAAATAGGTGAAAGAGTACAACAAATATTAGCCGATGGAACTATTCTATCCGCTGAAGTTTCTGAATGGAAATCGAGTACAAATTCATTATCTGTTATACATTTAGGAGGTAATGATGGCAAATTCCATTTACCTTCTACAGGAAGAGTTATTACTGGTATTACATCAAATGCTACAGGTACCGTATCACCTTATACAGAAGATAATCAGTTACATGGTAATGAACAAAATGATGACTTCGAAACACTTGCTGCTGATTTCTTAGACTTTAGTGAAAATAATCCATTTGGAGATCCTGAATAATGTTTGGAAATTATTTTTATCATCAGAGAATTCGTAAAGCTGTTGCAACATTTGGCGCAATGTTTAATAACATTTACGTTATTAGAAAAGATAGCGGCGGTGGTGTTATCAGTACTCAAAAGGTTCCGTTGTCATATGGACCACGAGCAAAATTTTTAGATCGTATTCGTGAATTTTCAGATTTAACTACTGATACAAAAGTAGCAGTTAAGCTTCCACGTATGTCATTTGAAATTACAAATATGTCATACGATCCAGCAAGACAATTACCTAAGATTAATAGCACAAATCAGGCTATAAGTGGAACTATACTATCACGAAATAAATTACAAACACCGGTTCCATATATTTTAAGTTTTCAATTAAGCGTTTTTGCAAAAAACCAAGATGACGCTTTGCAAGTAGTTGAACAAGTTCTTCCTTATTTTAATCCACAATATACATTAGCAATTAAACCATTTGCTGATTATAATACGATAAGCGAAGACGTTCCAATCGTTTTAACAGGCGTAGTTTTAAACGATGAATATGAAGGTGAAATGGGTTCTACTCGTAGAACTATTATATACACATTAGACTTTGATATGCATGTTCTATTCCATGGACCAATCGAATCACAAGGAATTATCAGAACTGCTATTACAGATATTTTAAATCAGGATGCCGGTTTACTAGATTCAGACATACCTCTTGAAAGAATTACAGTTACTCCAGATCCTTCGACAGCAGGACCTGATAGTGACTTTGGATTTAGTACCGTAATTGAAGGGATTGACAGTGCATTATGATGGATTCAGCAACAGCCGAAAATGACTTTGAATATGCTAGACAGATATATCACGATCTACTAGCAAAAGGATCAGAGTCGATGGAAGAGATGATGGAAGTGGCAAGAGCTACTGAACATCCAAGAGCTTTTGAAGTTTTGTCAAATATGATGAAAAACATAGCTGACATTAACGGTAATCTTATGGATATGCATAAGAAGCGTAAAGACTTTAATCAAAAACAAATGGTGAAACAATTACCGAATCAAACAACAAATAATGTGTTTGTCGGTTCTACGACTGATTTACAGCGTATGCTACAAGATGAAATGATAGATGTTACTCCAAAGAATGAATGACACGTACCTTGGGAATCCTAATGTAAAACGAGATGGCATAGTTACTAATTGGACTCAAGAAGAAGTCCTAGAGTATGCTCGTTGTATGAAAGATCCCGCTTATTTTGCAACTCAATATTGTAAGATTATATCTCTTGATGAGGGTCTAGTTCCTTTTGAACTATATCCATATCAAGAAAAAATGTTTGATGCATTTAATACAAATCGATTTAATATTGTATTAGCATGTAGACAATCAGGAAAATCTATTTCTTCGGTCGCATATCTTCTATGGTATGCTTTATTTCACACAGAAAAAACTATTGCTGTTATGGCAAACAAAGGTGCCACTGCTCGTGAGATGCTTGGACGCATTACGCTTATGCTAGAAAATCTACCCTTTTTCTTGCAACCCGGTTGTAAGGCTTTGAATAAGGGGTCGATTGAATTTTCGAATAATTCACGGATTGTTGCGGCCGCAACTTCAGGTTCCTCGATTCGAGGTATGTCTGTGTCGTTATTGTATTTAGACGAGTTTGCATTTGTGGAAAATGCTGCTGAGTTTTATACGTCGACATATCCGGTTATCTCATCTGGTAAAGAAACTAAAATTATTATCACATCCACTGCGAATGGTATCGGTAATGTGTTTCATAAAATATGGGAAGGTGCTTCTCAAGGTGTAAATGAATTTAAACCTTTTCGTGTAGATTGGTGGGATGTTCCAGGTCGAGATAAGACATGGAAAGACCAAACCATAGCAAATACATCTCAGCTTCAGTTTGACCAAGAATTTGGGAATACATTTTTTGGAACAGGTGATACATTAATTAATGCCGAAACTTTATTAAAACTTAGAGCGAAAAATCCTATTCGTTATCTTGAAGGCGGTGACCTTAAGATTTACGAAGAAACACAAAAAGGGCATGAATATATCATGCTAGTAGACGTTTCGAAAGGAAGAGGACAGGACTATTCTACATTTAATTTAATCGATATTAGCTCTAGGCCATTTAAACAGGTTGCTGTATATCGCAA